AGAGCGTACCCGCATCCAATAATTGACGAAGAGCTGCTGTTGCAGTTCTAGACAGACCACCAATCATATGGATGAGACCGAACCCATAGAAACCTAGTCCAGGTAAAAATTTAAAGTGAACAAAGTATTCTATTTTATTTTTGTTCGGATCTCCAATTTCGTAATTTCTTCTAATTGCTAAAACTTTTCTCGTCGCTAATTCTATTGTTACAATGTATGGAATTTTTATTCCTGATGGTTCACCTTGATCATCGGTATGTTCAAAGCCTTCTAAATCTAAATTAACATGACACTCTAACAAAGTATAAATATCATCGTCTTTGGTTTTTTTCTGACCTTCTAGTTCTCTTTCTTTTTTCTCAACATCGTTCTCTTCGTAACCTGGTGTACCTAATTCTATATCTAAATAGAATCCATTGATCTGTTGTTTTCTTAAATCATTCTTTGACATTTTTACCCGGTGGATGATTGCTTCCGCATCTTCTAATGAGGTAGCTGAGTACGGAACAATCAAATCATCTGCCGGAACAAACTTTGACATAGCTCTTTTTTCTAGTTCATCGTAATAAACTTTTTTAAACGCTGAACCTGCAAGAGGGAGATAAAAGAGCAAAGAGTCAAAGTCGGGCTCATAGTCTTTCATCTTTTCCATGAGCTCGTAATTCATGTAATCTTTAACACGTGCTGCTTGTTGTGCTTTTTCCTGACTCGGTGCACCCACAACTTGTGTTCTCACCGGTCCGTTTGCTGGTAATAATTCTTTATAAGCTAATGCTTGAAACTGAGTAACTGCTTCTGCTAACACTGGGTGTGTTGCACCTGATGCACCTTGAAAAGGTTCTGTTCGCATATCGTATTTGAAACCAAGTAAGTCTAAACCTTTTGTATAACTTTGCTCCCAATCTTTTCTTGATGCGTTGTAGTCGTTGTACTTACCGGTTAGATCTGAACCTAACTCACTTAATACTTCGTCTGGTAAAAATTCTGCTAAGTTTGCGTAGTGCTCATCACCACCTTCGGGTGATGCTGCATTAGGATCGAAATCTACTTCTACTGATCCATCTTCTTGTTCGGTTACTTCAACAGGTCCTGGTGCTTGTCGCTCGGCTTCAATAGTAGTTTCTACTGACTCACTAATCTCTTCTTCACCTGGAATACTAACGCTGCCTCTTGGACCTTGCGTCAAGGACTTGTCTATTTTGTCTGCCATTTATTTTCTCCAATTTGACCACTTTAACATTGTTATAATTAATATTCAACCCCTGAGGCGTGGGTCCGGACTCAGGAGGCAAGAGCCAGGTCTTAGGATAGCCCGGCGATTTGTTTCGCATATTTGCCATATACTGGTCCTCCTTTTTCAAATCTAGGTAAAACTTTACCTTCAAAATAATCAGTAAGAATTTTTAAATCTGATTCATCATCGACAACTTGATTTAATGCATCTAAAAATCCCTCTGCTATTTTTAATTTTTGATCTTGTGGTTCATCTCCTACCGCACCGGATTCAAAAAGAACTTGTTTGTCAGGTGCGTACAATTCAACCTCACCAGTTTCAGAATCAAATATCGCTCCATGTAACCCACCTGTTTTCATTTTAGGTATGGTTAGTTTAGAATCAGGGTTTTCTTTTATAAAATTTTCAACATCATTTTTTGAATTTGTAATAATTTTCATAATATCTAAATTTAATTTAGATATTGCATCAATATCTTCTTTATTTTTTACTGCTCCTTTACCTTCGTATTTATCAACATATTTACCTAGATCTTTGTATAAAGGTTTTAATTTTTTAATTGCTTTGAAAAAAGGTCCGCCTTCAGCATTTATATCTTTACTTTGAAGAACTAAATCATTTGGATTAAATAGTTTATCTTTGTTTCTATATATCCAATCAAATTGTCTTTCTTTTTGTAGTGTTCCTTGTTTACCAAATTTTTTTGTAAAAAATTCTACAGGAAAAGGGTGACCACCTTCCAATTTAGATAACTCATACTTATCAAAAATAGCTCTAGTTTCAGCTGGCATTTCTTTAGCTTTATCTTTTAAATCTGTTCCGAATCTAATTCTTTTAAATCTTTCATAAAGTTTACTTCTGTTATCCTCATCTAAAAAATCTTTTCTAGCTAAGCTCTGTAATGTTGGTGGTGGTGTAAGATCCACACGTTTTTTAGTTCCTTGATACACATCTAAAAAATCATTTAACTTAACAACTTTAAATAAACCTGATTTAACAGAGGGTATATTTTTATCTTGTATGTAACTATTTATACCTGAGCTTGATTTTGTTCCTAACAAGTTAGCAATTTCCGGCACGCTATAATAGCCATCAAAATTTACACCTTTATCTTTTAATGTTTGTAATCTTTTATTAAAGTAATCTCCTTTTCTAATTTCAAGCATACCACTTCTAGTTACAGGTAAATCTAAATCAACAGCTAGTTTAGTTCTTGTATCTCTTTTTTCAGGTCTCATTTCTTTTTTCTTTAATCTTTCAACCGCTTCTAATACTTCTAAACTATTTCTTAAATCATCTAAATTTTTTGGATCATTAGGATCTGGTCTTTTTAAAATATTTTTATCATCGGGGTCTGCATCTTTTTTCTTCTCTCCCTCATCTTCATCTTTACTAAAAAATGTATCTTTAAGTCTTTTTATACCTGCACCTACAGCCAGTGGAGGTAGTACAGCTCCAGGTATATCTAAAGGTATGAAGCGGTCGCCCCCTGTAACATCTTTACTAGGAAATCTTGGATCTAAAGTTTGAACTGAGAATCCGTCTCGATAATCTCTACGCTCTACCTCTCCAACGCCTTCTACTACACCTCGTAATCTTTGTTTTTGTGCAAGATCTCTATAGTAAGATCTTAAATCTCTAACAACTTTAATTGCTTCATCAGCAGTAAAAGTTCCGTCCTCGATGCCTTTAGTAGTAAATTTATTTAATGCAGATTTTATATCTGCTAAAGGTAAAGCATTACTTTGCAAAGCACCAACATATATATTAGCTTTTTCTTTAAACTGATCTAACGTAAAAGGTTTTGCTTTAGGTGAAGATCCATTAGCTAAAAAAGTTCTGTCTTCAATAGGTGTAGCTTTGTATCTTCTGTATTCTTCTTCTGTTCCTTGAAAGCCATCATCAACAGCTCTTTGATAATCTAGTTGATCGCCTAGATATTCTTCCATTAAGTTGGCACGTAGTTTAGATTTAGTTTTTTGTGCTTTGGTAGGTGATTCGATGTACGAAGTTATCGCTTTCCCATAATCAGCGATCTTCATATTAAACTCCTAGGATAGCAGGTAATCCTCCACCGGCAACGCCAGCTCTAGCTTGACCTTCTTCCATTCTTAAAAATTCATCAATATCGATGATAGGCATTCCAGGTCTTTGTTCGTTCATGTCGTATTTGTACTGCTCGTACATTTCAATATCGTCAGCTGAATATTTACCAGGTTCGTATTGAGCTAAACTTACATTGTCCTTACTTGTAGGACCACCTCTTGAAGTCATTTCTTTAAAATAAAATTCTTTTATTTCCTCAAGAGATCTCGGTCTTCTTTTTTTTCTTTTGATAAATTCTTTGACAACTTCTTCGATTTTAATATCCATGTTGCCTGATGCCATTTGCATGATACCTTCTTTTTCTGTACCCATCTGTAAATTAATACGTCCACCATCTGCCATGAACTTAGATCTTAATCTATCAATCTCTTCATCTAATAATTCTAATTCTTCGTCTGTTAAATCTTTTAATTGTTTACCAAACAATTCCATGGCCATGTCATTTTTTTCTGACATCGGGTCTAAGTACCCAGCCATCATGATACCTTTTTCTTCCATAGGTCTTTTTCCTTCACGTAAAATCTTTTCAAGATCACCAATCGGATCCATTTCGATTTCTTTGATTTTTATATTATTACCCTTTATGTAGTCAGTCAAGGTTGAATAACCCTGGTTGTCTAGGTTGTAAGAATCTATTACATCTGCGTAAGTTTCAAATTCCATTAATAATACGTCCTTTGTTTTGGTGGCACAGGTTCATCTATATAGTCTTCCGGGTGAGAAATCAACCCACCTTGTCTAAATCTCATAACCGCTTGTGTCATGCTATCTACCAAGTCATCATGATCTCCGTACGGAAAAGCTGCACATTCCTCAATAACTTCCTGTGCAAACTCCATTTCTTTGGGCGCCCATATCAGCCCCGACTCAAAGAGCGGTGACACTGCGTTTACTCTAGTATGCTTATCATTGCCTTTACTAGGTGTAAAATTTATAACAGGAATACCCATCTTACGCAACTCATAAGTTAGTGGCAGTCCAGATGCTTTTGATTCTATGATGACGGTTTCTGGATTCCAGTAGCCGTATTGTTCGAGTGCGATTCTACGCAGCTCAGGAAATTCATATCGTTCTTTAATTGCATCTAATAAAATTAAATTAGGTGGACTATCTTCGTCAGGTCTAAAAACACCCCATGTTGTAATTGCAGAATAGTCAGCTGTTTGTTTTTTCATAAATGCAGTGTCGTAAGATTGTATAACATGTTGAAGCATAGGCATTTCGTCTTTGTCCCAATCACGCCACCATTCTCTTTTAATCAAAGCCCCTTCTTCTGAAGTCGGATTCTGCATGTATTGTGCATTCCATTTTGATAAAGGTATAGATGCTTTTACAGATTCTAAATCATCTAACTTCCAATACTCAGGCCATACAGGTTTACCTGATGGAAGAATAGCAGGAAACTCTACAACCTCCCACTGATCTGCTTTTATTTCTTTTTGT